AAACTACACTTTGAAATTATATCAACGGAAGAATTGAAGTTAAACCGATAATTGGGGGGGCGAGGAATCCAAGAGTGAAATGGATAGGAATCCAAGAGTAAAATCGTTTTCAATTTTTTAAAGATTTGACTGAAAATCACAAATCAAAAACTTTTCTTTTTGTAAAAAAATTGAAATTATTTTTGACTCGCTGGACGGATACAAACAAAGAACAATGTCAAGAACTAACGCTATATACAAAGAGGCTGTTGCTACGATGAATGCTGAGGAAAGGAAAGACTTTGACGAAAAATGGGAAAAAGATAGAAGAAGAATTGTAATGGAGTTTATAGATAGTTCTCAGTTTTTGGATTTCATGTGGGACGCTATCGATAATTCTCCCGAGTTGAGTAATGTGAAAGTTATTTTACAAAAACATAAACCCATGTGGTGGGATTTTGTAAATGACGATATTATTGATAGGTCGGCAAGATTGTATCTTTTGAGCAAGAAATTGGAGCATGTAGTGGGCAGAAGCAAAACTGGAAAAATACATTTCAAGCGTTGGGTGTTTCCTCGTCAATTTGAAAAAATTGAAATTAATTTTGACTCCAATGATAGTCACAAACAAGAACAAATGGAAATTGTGACGGGATATTTCAATGGCACTGGAATTAATTTTCCACGTAATTTTCCAACTGGAGAATATTTGACACCAATTGAGATTATGGAGAAAGTTGATGAAGAGGTTGAAAAAAGATACAAGACATTGACATCTACAGAGTTGGACAATATTTTTCGAACGGTCGCAGAAATGGAAAGCAAATTGAGCAAGATGTCAAAGAAAGGAGTGAGCAATTTTGTAGGAAAAGTCGCAGAACAATATGAGATGACAGAAAACCAGTTTGCTTTCACTTGGTTCATGTTGATTAGGGTTTTGTTATTGAATGGAAGAATCAACGACAATGAAAAGTTTGGATTTTTGGTTATCGGTCCTAATTCGAATATTGAAGGAATGGAAAGAGGGGAACACAAAATGGTTGCTCTTGGATTCTTTAATGGAACTTGTGTCACATTTGACGCTAAAGTGTCAAAAAAGGCGTTCATGGTTTATTTAGATAAGCAGATTGAAACTATTGGTCTTGATGATGTAGAGGCTGTTTATGATTCTTCTGTAGATTTCGAGGAAACTATAAATGATATTGTAGATGGAGGTGTCATTGAAGAGGATACTTTTGAAAAGGTAGCAGAAATATATGGCATAAGTGAAGAGAATTGGATTTTGCTTTGGTTTTGTAATATTCGTCTTTTGATGAAAGCGGGACGTATTGAGGACAATGATGATTTTGGATTTGTTTTTATGACAGAGAAAACATTCGACGAAAGTAAAAAATCTGTAAAACAAAAACAACAACAAGACGAAGAAAACGAGGAAAGACGAAGAAAAAGTGTCGCAGACCAAATTGAAAGGGAAAGGCTCGACCTTGTTAGGAAAGCAGAACAAGCAGAAAAAGCAGAGCAAATACGTATTCAATTGGAAAAAGAGGCAGAGGAACAACAACGCAAGGTTAAACTCGCCAAAGCAGAGGAAAAACGCAAAGCAGAAGAGGTCAAAGCAAAAGCAAAGGCGAAATCAAAAGAGGCATCAAAGAGGAATATTCCACCATTTCCACCAAATATGAAAGAAAGAGGCAAACAAGATAGCACGATGGTTTGTAACAAGAAGGCACAATTGGAGTGGTTGAAAAAGCATGTTCCTAACTGGGATGGCGTTTTGTGGAACAAGAAACAAGCAAACAAATATATTGATGACATCAAAAAAGGAGTTGATGTCATTGTTTGTGATAGAATACCCGTCGCTGAAGGCTTTGCCGTTTATAATGATGATTGTGAGGGATTTGTTCAAGCCGAGGCAACTATCTTTGATTGTGTTAATTTGTAAAAAGATTCAAAATGTTTTGTTGTAGTAATATATGTATTCTGTATTGACTGCTAAATGGTGTGATGCTTGTGTAAAATTGAAAGAGCGTTTAGGTAATCGTAATGACATTAAATATTTAGACATTGATGAACCAAATGCTTTTAATCTGTTTTGTCAATTGAGATTGAAACATGGTGTAAAAACCATTCCAACTATTTTGAAATACCATAATGATGATGTAATTGTAATAAGCGAAGAAGATTTGTAATTTTTTAATTAAAATTGATTTAAAAATTATGTGAGTATATATATTAAAATGGAAACTTGGAAATCTATCGTTGGATTTGAAAACTATGATGTTTCAGATTTGGGAAATGTTAGAAATGTAAAAAGTGGAAAAGTTTTGAAACCATATAATAATGGTAGTAATTATTTGTGTGTAGATTTACGAGGTGATACAAGAAAAAAAAATAGAGTTCATCGTCTTGTTTTACAAGCATTTCTTCCAATAGAAGAAGATTTGGAATGTAATCATAAAAATCATATTACAACTGATAATCGTCTTGAAAATCTTGAATGGTGTTCTCATTCTCAAAATAATAGATTTCGTAGAAAACGTAAAAATTGTTCGTCACAATATATTGGGGTATTTTGGGGGGGTAAAAATAAATGGAGAGTAACATGTAGTCTTAATAATAAACAGATTCATATTGGATATTTTTATACAGAGGAAGAAGGAGCAGAAGCATATAACAATTTTGTTGTCAAAAATAATTTACAAGATTTTAACATTTTGAATATTATACCTATTTCAATAAATGTTTGAGTTTGGATTTTGATGACTGTTTGCCTCCCTCATCACAACTTTTTTTATGTTTTCCGCTTCCCGACATCAACCCTCTAACATATTTTCCAATTTGAGATGGTTTCATCGCTCCACCAACAGTCCTCTTGTAAAGAGTTTCATCAACAACATTGACTGGGTGTTCGCTCTTTGCGTCCAAAACTGATTCTCGTGAGAGGACCGCTGTAAAAAACTGAGTATTGCCGAGCTGAGTCACAGCAAATCCCTCATTGACACACATTAGGATGCCTTCGGGTTGGACTTGGAAAGGATTTTGGTTCAACACACCTTGTAGTTGGATTTGAACGTTGAACTGACCGATACTGCCGTTGGATAGCAGACCATTGAGAGAAAGGTCTTTGGCACAGTCAATGATAATCATTGAACCCAAAGTTGGAACTGTGACCGCATTACCCGCTTGGATGGCGGTCGCTTGTCCTCTAAAAGAGTTGTAAGACTGCTGACTACCATTTGCTCGCGACATGTTGTAGATATTGGCTTGACTGGCTGATGCGATTAGCCCCGATTGGTTATTAAATGTGATGCTTACTTGACCAACTGATAAGAAACCATCAGTGTAGCACCAATTCTGCGAACTCATTGGGACTCGTAGGGCGAACACCATAAGTGATGGGACTTGCGACAACTGGATATTTTGAAATGTCACATTGTATCCACCAGTGTTGGCAGTCATGACTGGAGAGTTGGATGATGGAGAAATGTATCTGTCGTATGATGTGTAGTTGGTAACAGATTTGGTGGAGATTTGAGAATACTGTAAATCAGTAAGAGTCAAAAAGTTGAACAAAAGTCTTGAGTTGGTGAAACCAAGAGAGTTGGATGATGGATTTCCAAGTTGAATACTTGTGATGTAAGAGTTCCAACCTTGTGCCCCAGCAGAGCAGTTTCCAGTAGTCCATACTTTAGCACAACCACTATCCACGTTCATGGTCATAGCGATGTTATTCAAACCGATTAATGCTCCTCTGTTAAAAGAGTTGTTGATAAAAGGGGACAAAGCCAAAAATGGTTCAGTTAATCCCCTAAAGGTTAGGTAGATGACCCAAGTGTTGTTAGCACCTCCCGAAATTGGAGAAGTATCGGTATATACTCCAGCGACATATCTGTTGATGACGATGGTGGCTGGGTAAGAACCGTTGGGAATACGAGCATTGTCGTAAGCCATATCGTTAAGATTTCCCATAGGATTGGAGTTGGATAAAACGGCATCAGCGTAACTTCCCCATGTTTCGTTGATGAAATCGGGTGATGTAGAGTTGGATTTATCGAGAGTCGATTTATCCTCTAACATTTTGATAAAAGGCATAACATCCTTATAGTTGGTAGATGAGGTAGCATTGTTGATTGTGAGAGATGCTGTAGTAAAAAGGGACTGGAGGGGGTAGCTGTTCAGCGAGTCGGTCAAACCATACTGAAAGGCTGACGACCCGATTGGAACATTCGCACAATTTATTGTTAAATTGAGGTCACTCTGTAAAAGCACTCTTGCGTCAGAGGCTATCGATTCACTTGGGATTTGGATATTTGCCGTGAGCGAGGAGTTTGAGGCAGAGTTGAATGGAAATCCTTGGTAGGTGTTTTGTTGAGCACCGTTAAACACAGAATAAACCAAATCGGGAGTTAAATCCGCTATTCTTGAGTCAGTCACAGTAACCGTTTTAATGTCTGACATATAGTTTTAAATTAGAAAGTTTTTTAATCTTTTTCGTTTTATTGTATCTTATCTTGCGCCTTTTAAATGTTTGAATGCTGACTTTTTGAAGAAACCGAGTTTCAAAGATGCGACTGTTCCGCTGTTTAAGAATACTGGATACAACAATCCCGTTCTTGCCCTATAGGACATTTGCCAATCCATAGTATATAGGGGTTCTGAACTATTCATCTCAAAAAGTTGGTATTGAGCAGTTGGAACATAGGATATAGGTTGATTGACAGAGTTTAAAGTATAGGGAAAATCCAACATTACTTGACGAGTGTTGGAGTTATTGGTTGAAATGGGTAAAACAACGCCGTTATAATAAACTTGAGGATTGCCTACATTTGTTTGAACCACTGGAACATTTGCTGTAGTAATTACTATATTTGTAATAGTGTTCCATAAATCTACTGAATACACCTCTTGAATATTGGTAATCACATCGTTTGCTGTATCGATGATTGATGTGTTAGAGTTCATAATAATTTGATTCAATGCTACACCATTAATAACTGTAAAGTAGTTGGCAAACTCAAAAAGATGATACAAAGGACTATTCATGTAAATGACTACTGGAGTCAATGATGTATCATTATTATATAAACTATCCAAACCAGTTATGGAAAAGAGATTTGTAGCACTATCAAAGTTCAAAATGGGTGGCTCATTTGCTGGTAAAGTTGGCACTAATACTCGAAGACTGTTGTATGCCGTAATGAAAGCATTATTCACTAAACCCATGAAATAGGCGTATGATTGGATATTGTAGTATCCAGTCTTATAGTTAGGAAGTTCATCGGGATACAAACTTGGTCCTAAAGGAACATCGGCTACGAGATTTTGAGGTTCAAAAATGATATTTTGTGTAACAACATTTGCTCCATTTTGTAATGTAACAGTATAGACGGTCAAATTAGGATTGGATTGATATGGAACAATATCGGGAGTTATGACTGGAATTGATGTATCATTTATATAAAACGATATGATTGCCCCATAATATTCTTCGGGATTTTTAAGATAAGGAATAGTTCTTGCTTGATTGTATGACGCTTGAGGGGGAGAACCACTTGTTGAAGCAAGATTACATGAAATAGTGTCAAAGTAGATTATATCGGGTTCATCCATTATAGTATGAAATAATAAAATAATTAAATTATTTTAATTTTATTAATTATAATGACTTCCTATATGTCGCCTATGATGATTGACGAAGTTAATGCCTCTAAAAAATCCTACATTCATGAAACACCACAGTATACTCAATGGGGATTTTTAGGACAACAAGATAAAAGGTTTATGAATCGCAAAAGTGATGGCGGACATCCATTTTCACAACAGCCATCACAGACATTTTATGAAGACCCGTTGATTGTAGGTTCAAAGGAACATCACAAAGGTAGTTTTTTACAATATAACAACAGAGCCGTTGAGAGTAGCACGAAACATTTGAATGGTGGAGCATTGATGTATAATCAACCACAAGATAGCGATAGTGATAGTGACTATAGTTCTTCGAGTGACGAAGAAGAAGGTGGAGCATTGATGTATCAACAACCAAAAGCAGATAAATACAAGGGTGGAGATTTATCACAAATGTCTAAAGAAGAGTTGATGGAGATGATTCAAGGTGGGGGTGTTTATGACGATTATATTAAACCCGCTGGAAAGTTTTTAGGCAATGTAGGCAAAGAGATTGTCAATGATGTTATTGTTCCAGTAGGCAAAGAGTTGGTAAAAGATGCTGTTAAAGGAGCAGTGATGGGGTCTGTTGTTGGTGCTGGAAAACGTGGTCGTCCCAAGGGTAGCAAGAACAAGAGCAAGGAAAAGTTTGAGGAAGTTACATTTGGAGAACAACCACCCAAGAAGGCAAGAAAACCAAGAACCAAGTATGAGGAAGTCGTATTTGAACACCCTAAACCCGAAACAGAGGCTGACTACATGAAGAAAATTGATGTTGCTCATAGAGGCGAAATGGCTCACTTAAGAGATGAAATTGCTAAACTTAAGAGTGAGAAAGGTCGTGTTGAAGGTGAGAAAAAGTTCGAGGAAGGTATGATTAAGGAAGCCCCTAAAAAGGCAAGAAAACCACGTAGAAAGGTTTTGAAAAATATCGATGATGAACTACATCGTGTAGAGGGTGAAACCAAAACAGAAAGAGCAAAAATGGCTGTTGAGAAACTCCTTGAACCCAAAGCGGAAGCGGAGAAAAAGGTAAAAGTAAAACGAGGTATGACTGATAAAGCAAAGGAAAGGGTAGAGATTGTAAAACAAGTCATGAAAGATAGAAATCTCAAACTTGGTGCCGCCTCAAAATACGTCAAAGAGCATAATCTTTGGAAACCAGCAAAAGGCGAATGGTTTTAAAATTGTAAAATAATTACAAAAATATCTTTGTGATTATTATAATGAGTCGTAACCTTTTTGATAGTCAAGGGTTTCGCCTCCAATCTCTCAAGTTTGTATCCGATGAGGGTAATCCTACTGTTAATATCGATTCTGCTGTCAATTTTCAATCATTACAAGAATTAGGGTTTGCTGATGGGACGACTCAAACCACGGCATATTCAAGTCTTGTAAATGGTAAATTAGAAGGACTTTATACTTTTGCCCACTCGGGAACTGTTGGACAAGTTGTTGGTTCAAATGGTCCTTTAGGGTTTGAATGGGTAGAAGCGGGAGGTGGGACTGTTGGTCCTACTGGTCCGCAAGGTCCTACTGGTCCGCAAGGTCCTACTGGTCCGCAAGGCGACCAAGGTATCCAAGGTATCCAAGGTATCCAAGGTATCCAAGGCGATGTAGGACCTACTGGTCCGCAAGGCGACCAAGGCATACAAGGTATCCAAGGTGATGTTGGACCAACTGGTCCTCAAGGTCCGCAAGGTGACCAAGGTATCCAAGGTATCCAAGGTATTCAAGGCATACAAGGCATACAAGGAGCGGTTGGTCCAACTGGTCCTCAAGGCGAGCAAGGTGACCCAGCCGATGCGTCTTTGTGGGCAACCTTTCCAGCATCTACTTTTGTAGATATGGCGAATAATTATATTTATAATGCGAGTCATATTGGTGTCAATGGTGTGGGAGGAGATGTATTAGTTGATAATAGTTCAGCAACTGGAACTTTAACCAATTTACCAAATGTCACTGCGAGTGGTCCTTTATTTGTCATTTTTGAATCTCCTATAAATGTTCCTCCTTGGAATCTGAGTGGTGCTGGAAATCCAGTTCAAGTAAATCAAGATACCGCTACTATGTTTGCTGGAGTAACTTACTACTTGACAGCATTAACTACTCAATCCGCAAGAATTACTACAAATCCCGATGATACTGGAATCATTGATACGGCAGATTTATCGGGATTAGCACAACCTATTTTAGCAACTTTTGTTGTTGGTCCAGTCATCACAAAAACAACCAACATAAGTGGAACTGTTCTTCAAATGACAAATGATGTGAATTATTCTCAATTGACCGCAACTGATTTGACTTTTAATACAGTTTCTACAGTAGGGGCTTTACAAGAACTAAAAATCAAACAGACAAACACAACTTTACAAAATATCAGTCCAGCCATCTACGCTGACGGGCGGCCTCCTACCGCTCCAACCGCCACTTTTATAAATAGTTATGCCTACACTCCATCATGGTATTTTAAGAATACTGTAGCGGGGTATAAAATAAACTGGTATGCTGGACCTTATGCTGGTATGACAGTCGCTGACCTTTTGGGAATGTATATGTATATGTTTAATGGGCTCACAACCTCGAATGACAATACACCTTTTCTCACCGTTTATACTCAACCTCAAGCGGGTGACCCAACATTTTACCACTCCAAACGCACCTATATTTTTGACCAAGCAGTCACACCAACCGCAAATACAAGATACTGTATGTTTTCAAATATTTCGGGAAGTTGTCCTACACCAACTTATTATGGTCAAACTTTGAATCTGATGGATTTATCACCAGTTGCGGGTTCAAACGTTGGACCTTTTGGCTCAACTGAATTGATATTGTTTTTCTCCATTGGTAGTAATTCTGCCTCTACTGTAAATAGTGTAGAGTTTGCTGTATCAAAATTAGGAATCATGACACCAACTGGAACACAAGAGTTTGCGTATATTCCAATTTAA